GACGGTTGCCAAGCACGGTCCATATTTCCCTCATAGCAATCCAGCTCGGTGAAGAATAGCAATGACTGACTGCCGTTGGTAGTACCAGTATTATCGATACGGATAAAGCCTTCATCGCAGTCGCCGGAGTTAAAAGTGAAGTGAAATTTCTTAACACCGCTTGTGGATGGCGAACCATCGAAATGCTTGATGTTAACTACTTTGCTAAATGTTTTAGTTTCGTTTGACTTGCGCCCAAGAAAATAGATATCCATCCCCTTTAGGTTACCGCCTGCCAAAATCGAAACATTAAGGGAATAAGTGGTATTTCGTTTCACTGGAAATCTCATCGTAGCGCTAGGCGTTGTTGTTGTTGTTGAAAGCAAAAACAACGGCTTAGAACCGTTGTAATAGAATGAATGACTTGACACAGATAAATTCGAGTTAGGCTGCGATGCTTCCCAATAGCCCCAATTGTCAAGGTTATCCGGAAATGCTGAGTTAACGATCAGATTTTCGCCACCGACTGAAACGCTACCAACCATATCATTCCAAACATAATCTGCTGGATTAGTGCTGTTTGCTTGGTTGAAATTAGTACATACGCCCAAATAGCGCTTGCTACCATTTTGGGTCAAACTGAAACCATCTCGGCCATCGGCACTATCGGCATAAGCAAAGTGAACGTAAGGTGTTCTTCCGTCCGCCCCAGCTTTGCCGGGAATGCCATCTCGCCCGTCGCTACCCTTCCATTTAGACCAACGGTAATCTTGCGGGTTTTGACTATCAATAGCATTGAAGTCTTGATACATACCGATAAATGGTTTGTTGGTGTCTGTTTGACTAAAACCACCACCAATTGTGTTATCAGCATAAGCGATGTGGGTATATTGTGTTTTACCATCCGTACCCTTAACGCCCGGTATTCCTTGGATTCCTTGCGGCCCTTGCAAACCTTGTGGACCACGCTCACCTTGTGCCCCTCGTTCGCCTTTTTCGCCCTTGTCCCCTTTTTCACCGATTTTAGATACTGAATATCCTGTTTCATTGGTGTTGTCGGTGTAAGTCCAAACCGTTTTGGTCCAAAGGAATTGCCCAGCCGGCACGTTAGGTACTTGACTGTCCCAACCGTTTGTTGGTGCAGTCGTTCCAGATGTTCCCACTGCATAAGTAATCGTGGTTTTCTTGATACCGACGCCATCTTTGCCCGGCAAACCATCATTACCGCTATTACCATCTTTGGCCACGTAGGTTTTCTGATACCCTGTTTCAGAGGTGTCATCAGTGTATGTCCAGACTGTTTTGGTCCAAAGATACTTACCTTTAACCAATGTCGGTGGGTTTGCCGTCCAATTGGTGGGTTGGGCTGTTTCGTTGTCAGATAGCCCATAGGTTACAGTGGTATTCTTGATGCCTACTCCGTTCTTACCGGGTAGTCCATCGTTACCTCTATCGCCTTTGTCTCCTTTAGGACCTCGTTCGCCATCAACGACCTCGGTGAATGTAACCTCAGCGCTTGCTGCTAACTCGTCATCAAGGTAGGCTTCGACGGTAACTTGTAAGGTGTTTTCAAAATCGGTTGGCCTAACAACTAACTGATTGCCAGTACCGATAATCGCATCACCATTTTTGTAAAAGAGCAGCGGTTGATAAACCTTGCCGTTTCTTTCAAGGGATGCCTTCAAGACACTTTGACCGACATTGTTCTTAAACGTAGTCCCGTTATCGGTTGAAAGTTTTAACTCGTAAGGGATGGCTTGCTCAGCCAATTTAGCCATACGAGATAGCAAACTATCAGATACCTTGTTTCGTAAAGCTTGAAAGTTAGCGAAAACTGTTTTATTTTCAACGGGATTAGAAAAACTGATCTGTTGTTCGCTGACACGGGCTTCAAGCATAAGCACAGGCGAGAAACCAGTATCTTGAATTTTGACAGTATCCCCAATATCTAAATCAAGGAAACCATCAACTTCATAAGTAATTGCTGGGTAACAGAATTTGCGTAAGTTTCTCAGAGCTGTCGAAATCAGCACTTCTTCGCTATCTGTCTCAACTTCCATATCCTTACGAATCCAGTTATCTTTACCTTCCTTGCCGGTCAAAATAGCGGGGTATAAATCTTTTGAAAGAGGTGCATATAGCACGCCTGTGTCTAGGAAAAACTCGACTTGCCCTTTGTCGTTCTTCCACTCCTGTTTTTTCTTCGGGTCGATAGTGACTTCAACTGTGCTGACAGAAGTTTCTTTGGTTTCGACTTCTGGTGCCGTAACGTTTGGTGTGCTACCCGTTTCAGTTCTACCTTCGACGGTTTTGCCCTCTTTTAATTCGGGCGGGTAACATAGTGTTTCAATAGCGCCTAGATAAGCGTTTGCTGGGTAGCTGTTTTGGACAACGTATTGACGGCCTGCGTAGTTTTGCTCTAAGACGGTTACAGTATTACCGTTATTGGCAACGATAATTGAAACATGCCCCCAAACCGACGTACCTTGATAAGCATTGTAAGGTTTGATATTAGCGATAGCCCCAGCTTTTAGTTGATTAGCATTGCTAGGTCTAACAACGCTCCAACCGAATCTGTCCCATGCGTAGTCAGTACCAATCTTGCCGGCTGCCATACCAGCGCCAATCAAGCCAGATATGCCGGTTACACCACCACCGAGGCCGGGACCACCTAATTTCATGGAATACCACGCCGCCAATGCGTAGCATTGACCGCTACCAACTCGACGACCTTTTAACCCTTGCATTTCGTTGATGACAGCGATAACTTTATCAGCCTTAACTGTTCTTGTTACTGGTTGATTAGGTTGGGTGATTTGATTATTTGGCTGTCTCCACAAATCGTCCAGTTTATCTAAGATATTCCCGTTTGTTCGGTTGATGCCGTTTCGGATATCTCGCATGAGGGCGATGTAGTGAGCATATCCAGCGGCAGCATAATCATAAAGAGCTCCACCGATACGAAAGAGCCCTTTAGTATATTCTTCAATATTCTGCTTGCCTTTGACACCATACATTTTACGCCCACCACTAGTCTGTTCTGCTAGCAGATAGGTGTAGTCCTTCATGTAGTCATCAACGCTGGCATAGTGCATATACGTCCCGCCTTCATTAGCAGGTCTAGCACTACCGGTTGTTACCACAACACCGCTAGGACGAGTCTGGGCACCTCCGGTGATACCACCCCAGTTGTTATCAACACGGGCAACATTTGAAGCACCCCACCACGATTCAAGATAGAGTTGGGCTAGGACACCAGACGGCAAGAGGTTGCGTTGGACACATAGATTCAAGATAGTCTGCACTAATGCAGCACTCAATGGGTGCCCCGCATAGGACAGATTGCCACCAGTATATTTCTTGCCACCGCTAGCCGCTTGGCTAGTAGCTGGATTAGAAACCTTATTAACTTTCTCTTTTGTTTCCTCTTTGTGCCCGACGGGTCTAATGGCATTGTAGAGCTGTGTCTTATCAATACTGCGTTTGATACCAGATACATTTTTGCCGTATTTTAGAACAATATCAGCACGTTTACGCCCAACGCCTTGATTCTTGCCACCATGAGCTTTATAGACGTTTAAAATGAACTTATCTAGCTGACTGTTTGGTTTTAAACGAGTGTCAAATTCTATTTCAGCTTCAAAGTTTCGAGCTAACGAGATTAAACGAGCTAAAGTTGTCTCTTGCCCCTCCCATTCGAGCGTTTTTTTCTGATCAGACACCTCGTTAACGCCAAGGGTTAATTTAGCGTATTCGGACAATCCCCAAGCTTCGAAATACTCTTTAAAACTCATCGCTTTAGGTGCTTTGTAACTGTTTTGATACTCCAAAAGCAACTCAAGACTGAGATTCTCACAGTAACATCGGATAGTGTGCTCATTTTCTTCGGTTTTCATGATGTTGAAGAGATATGAGCGTTTCTTATATTTGAAGCTGACAAAAGCTCTTTCATTGAGATATTTGTAAGCAAGCTCTAACTTAGAATTAGCTTTAACACTCTTTTTAAAAACAGAGAACTCAAAAACGGACGTCCCACTCTCAAGCGATCGCGTCCATTTGTCATTGAAAAAGTTTAATGTGGATTGCTTGTCGTTATCAATATAAGCAACTTTTTTTAACTCATTATCATGGATGGTTAAGAGCATTAAATCCACCTTTCTTCAAATTCAATAGCAACACTAGGCTTTTTCTTAGCCCACGTCGATTGAACAATCTCAATTTCTGACCTACCCGGTGGAATCACTGGCCACAACGAGCCGTCCACAATTTGGTCTAGGTTGTATAAGTTGTTAAGCATCAACGTGTCATTCTCGCTGTTGATAACAACGGTACTTCCTTGGATGTAACGGTTTGGCACATCTTCGATGAAGTTGTTGTTTGTTTTTGCATAGCGAAACTCGTCAAAATATGCGTGGGTTACAAATGATTTTGTTGGGATATTTGACAACGTTAAGTGTATCTTTGCTGACTTCTTGTTTTTGATTTCGGGGACCGTGTAACTGTGATATGTGCCCCAATAATAGAACGTTAATTTATCGTTCTCTCTTGTAATGTCCGACCAGCCACGCCCTTCGTTGAATGGGTTGTGTTCATTCAAATGGGTTGCTTTAAAATTCCATTGTTTTAAGAATTTATACCCACCTTTACCATCCGACGCCAAGAAATTGTACTCACTATCAATACCCATGCTTCGTTTGAATGTTTCTACTCCATAAAGGAACTCGCCGGCGGCATCGGTCACAGTAACTTTGATGAAACCGTACTGTGAGATGTGCCCAGCCCAGAATATCTGCCTCCACCACAAATACTCCGTCAACCCTCCGACGTTCCCGCTACTGTCTGCTGGTACATCAAATGTCAAGGATGCCGTTTGATTTTGGTTGATATTGACATCCGGGTCTCTCAATGCAAGGTGTGGTCTATTCCATAGGTTTCTTATTTCAAGCGTTCCTCGTAATTCCTCTTGAACATTTGTAAGACCGACATTCTTAGCCCCTCTAGCGAGAGCTTGGGTGATTTTGTCTCCCCTAAAATCGTAAAGTGTCTCAGATTTAGAAACAATCTTCCCGTCAGCTTCTTCATTGTTTCCGGCTTCGAACGCAAACTTATCACTGACAAGACCGTAATACCCGTTCTCGTCGTTTGCTTTCAGCGTGATAACTGGATAAGCATCCGTCGAGCCTTCGTTATTTATCGGGAAAATCATTTTACCTTTGTCTTCACGAAAATCAGTAACACGCTTGTAAGTAGTCGAATGCGCTACTCCGTCCGGTACGATAAATTCAATCGTTGCTTGGTCATACCAATCAGAGATACCTCTGAGACTGACCTCGCCTTTAACGAGCGCCAAATAATAGCGGTCAGGCTCCGTTGGTAGACAGAGCTTAACCGCTTCTTTGGTATGTAGCACTCTAGCAGCCTCTTCCCTCACTCGGTAAAACTGCCCGTTGTCAGTCGGTGCCGGTTGATTAGGGTCAATAAATGTCATATCAGCTAAATCTCTAGTAGCTAGGCTGACTGTTACCTTAATCTTCTTGGCACCGATATTGACATGTTGAACATTAACGCCAATTGACGGCGCTGAATCTGTTGAGATAGACCGTTCGTTTCCTATCTCATGCTCTACTTTGATTAGCTTGAAATAGTTGTTTAGGTCATATCCATTGAATTGAAATAAAGCCATTATTCAAGCCCTCTCATTCGTTTGTAAGTAAATTCTTGCGCTTTTTGGTAGCTACTCATATCATCAGCCGCTGCATAAGCAAACTCACGGCCATTAATGTTAAGTGAAATCGGACGCCCGACTAAATCAGTGATTAGGTCAAGCGCTTGCTCTAATCTATCCATTCTCGCATCGTCTGCTAACGACAAATCAATGCTACCTCGCATCTTGCCGCCGTCGAAGCTATCAAAGATATTGTTATCTTCGAAAAGATCACGGGCACTGATAGCGTAGCGACTAGCAGTGTCAATCATGTCAGCAATTGATGACTTGACATATTTAACACTCTTGTCAATACCGACAGCCAAACCTTGACCGATATAGATACCAACGTTGTCTCGGAAGAGGCGTGATGGTGAATGAATTTTGGCTGCCGCTTGCGCTGCTCGTTCTGCTTGAGCTACAAGGGCATTAGCTGCCGCTGTTACTGCTCCTAGAGCTGACAGCATACCTTGAGCCAAACCGTTACCGATTTGTGCCCCAGCGGCTCTCATACGTCCTACCCCAGCATTAGCTCTGGCAGCTGCAGCATTAACTAGGCTATCCATTGCTGAACCTACTTGCCCAACCGCTGACTGAATGCCGCTTGCGATATTTCGACCAGTTTGAGTCCCTGCTTGGCGCCCCATCTGAATCATACGTTGACCGCTAGACTGTACTGCTTGCGCCATTCGCTGCATTGCTGACTGAACTTGTCCAGCCGCACTATTCATAGCGCTTGCGATAAGCGGTGCGCTAGTAGCAATGCGCATGATAGATGACGCTGCATTGTTAGCGGTGCTTGCTACGGCTGTAAGAACAGCTGGAATAGTAGCAATCGCAGTTGATAAAGCAGTCATTCCAGTTACGGATTGCATGACTTGAGCATTAAACTGCATGAATCCAGTGGATGCTAACATCAAAGCTGGTGCCATCATGGTTAGTGCCATGTTGAACATATTAAGCGGCATTACTGCTGTCGTGAATTGCATTGTCAATTGTGTTAATGATGTAGCAAACATCATAAATTGACTATTCAGCATAGTTAATGCTGTACCAATTGCAGTCATACCAGTGCCAAACATGGTCATACCAGCTGACACTGTTGTCATGCTGGTAGTAATCATAGTCAATTGACTAGCCAAACTTGTTAAGCTAGCAGTCAACATGCTCATGCTTGCACTAATAGCAGCCATGCTAGAGCTCAATGTTGTTGAAATAGAGCTGAATTGAGTCAATCCACTTGCCGCTTGCGATAATGCTGGGGCTAGTGTCATGACTTCTGCTCTAAACGTAGTGATAGGTCCTACAATAGCCGTTAACCCAGCAAGCGATTGACTAGCTTGGTTTGAGAACGTGCTAAACGCTGTCCCCGCTGATGTCAATAGCGACTGTAAGCTAGTGAATGATGACTGGATGCTTGTAATCGTAGTTGAGAATGACGTCAATCCAGATACAGCACTAGATGCTGAGCTAGACACCTTGCTCATGCCGTTTCCGAGCTGAGTCATCCCAGTACCAGCCTTTGCGAGTCCTGCTGAGTTGTTACCGATAGAACCGACACCTTTGGCAACCGCTGCAAGAGATGCAGCCATGTCACCTAAATTGGTATTGGTAATCTTAACGACACCGTTTGCCAATTGATTGAATCCAGTACCAGCTTTTTGAGCAGCCGTACCAATCGAATTGAAGACATTAGCAAGACTGTTCAATACGCTACTAATTGCACTACCGGCTGATGTGATTACGCTTGAAATACCTTCAAACGCTGATTTGATGCCGTTTCCGATACCTTGCGCTGCGGTACTGATTGATGTTCCAACTGATTGCACCACGCCAGCAATGCCTTGCAATGCTGCACCAATGGCGCTACCAGTAGCACTGATAATGCTTGCCACACCACTTAACGCCGTAGCAATGCCTTGACCGATACCCATTGCGGCAGCAGCAATCGCTGTTCCCGCCGCGGATACGACTGAGGCAATGCCGCTAAACGCCGCTGTAATTACTCCAGCAATCGAATTGATGACTGGCACGATCTGACCGATGATAGCGACGATACCAGTAACGATAGATTGTAGAATCGGTGCGAGAGTTTGAACAACCGTAACAATGGCAGAAATCACTTGACTAATGACTGGTGCCGTTGCTTGGATACCTTGTACGATTACTTGTAAAACCATTGCAATCTGTGGCCCAAATTGACCAATCACTTGAGCAACTTGAACGATGCAATTTGAAATAACCGGAGCGATTGCCACGATAGCGTTAGCAATGATTTGAGTTACTGCCGTGATTGTGTTCCCAATAATTTGAACAATCGGAGTGAATGCCTCGACGATGCCACTGATTGCAGTGCCTAAAGCAGTAACCCAATTACTCAATGCATTAATCACGTTTGGCAACACTCCTAGAATAGAAGTTAATGCCGCACCGAATGCCGTAACGAATGGCGCTGCATTCCCTAGAGCAGTTCCAGCAGCCTCTACTAGTGGCGCTAATTTAGCAAGCCCAGGCGCAGCTTCACCGACTGCCTTGACGACAATGCCAAAAGCAGTCCCGAACGCTTCAACGATAGTCCCTGCTGCCTTTCCGATTGATTCGACAACGGTTCCAAACGCTGAACCTACGGCATTTAAGATTTGCGAAACACCTTGGGATTGAGTAGCCAAAAGTGCGAATCCCGCTGAGATAATAGCAACCCCTGTACCAATTCCGACCGCTGCGATAGCTACGGCAGCACCGAACGAAAGCAATGTAGCTGGATTGAGACCTCTTAAACCTTGCAAGGCGATTTTGATAGCTGTACCAATTCCCTTAAATGCTGTAGAGATACCCGTTCCGATACCCTTGGCAGCTTGTGATATTGCTGAACCAGCATTTTTAATCACGCCGCCAATACTATCAAACACTTGGGCAATCTTACTCTTGCCACTACTTGCACTAGTAGCGGCTTGCGCCATTCCTTCTGCTGCGTCCGTTCCGAACTTCTTGAACGGATTGAGACTTTTAAGGAAATTCAATCCCTTCAATGCAACACCTACCGCTGAAATACCAGCCTTTGCAGTCATGAAGGCTGCCACCATTGCCAGTATCCCGCTAGTAACGCCGTTGAGCACCCCTTTAGGTAGGCTACTTACAAAATTAGCAACCGCTGACGCTGCTTGAGATATCCAGTTTACAAGCGTTCCAAGAGCTGAGCCAATGCTTGCAATGGCTGACTGCACTTGTGAGCTACCCAGCACCTCACCAAGAGATGAACCGATAGTTTTAAGAGCGTTCCAAGTATCTTGCACCGCTGCCTTGAACGATTGAAAGGCTCCTGTGTCAGCAAACGAGCTGATGAAGCTCCTAACCGACGTAGTGGCAATGTTTAGGGCTTGTGAAATACCGTTGGCAATGTCGCCAAACACTGAGCCAATGCCTTGCATAAGCTTGCTACCGTCAATCTTGCTGAATAGCTGCTTGATTGAGCTTGAAATGTAAGTAAAGGTCGCACCAAGATTTTTTAAAGCTCCTGTGTTTGAGAAGCCTTTCCAAAAAGCTTGCACGGTTTGACTTACGCCTTTAACCGCTTCATCAATCCCATTACTAAGGCCGTTTGCAAACCTCTGCACAGAAACTTCATCGATTTTACCAAGAGTATCAATGATGCCCTCGATTCCTCTAATAGCTTTGTCGCTCAGTTTTTCAAAAACTGGTTGCAATTTCGTAGAGACCGTTTCATACAGTCCCCCAACAGCCTCATCCACCGACTTATATCTAGTGGCTAAGTGCTGCATAGAGTCACCAGCTCGCTTGAATGCCTCCGCAAAATCCTCAGTCTTAATCTCGCCGTTTTGGATTTTACTTACAAGATCATCCAGAGACATGCCCATCTCTCTAGCAACGGCAGCCATCCCCGCTGGTGATTGCTCCATCATCAACTTGAAATCTTGCCATTGAATTTTAGGCTTAG